AGAAAAGATACTAAAACATCTAAATCGCGGAAAAGAGTTGTAAAAGATTTAGATTATGATATGTTTGGATAGTTCATATTAGTTGCTCTCTCAGTTCTAAACTTGCCCCAGTGTTCCTTGTCCTTGCACTGGGGCATTCTTTTGTGCTACTGTATCATAATTATCACAGTTAGATTTTGGAGAAACACTATGGGCGGTATATTTAGCGCACCTTCTGCACCAGCGGCTCCTGCGCCATTACCTCCTCCTCCAACACGATCAGACGTAGATGTTCAAGATGCTGCTATAGCTGAACGCCGTAGAAGAGCTAATGCTAGTGGGCGCGCATCAACCATTCTTACATCTGGTGAAGGTGTAAAAGACGAAGTGACAACAACTAAGAAACTTCTAGGTGGATCATAATGGGCGGAGAATCAGCAGGCGGAGACACAGGTTCCCAAGTAGATAGCTTCGCCGCTTTTAGCAAACCCGCCGGAACAGTATCAGGATTTGATGCAACCCGTGGCGGCGGAGTTCCATCTGCTGGATTAGATAATTTTAACAACGGTACTGCTGGCCCTACTGGTACAGGGTCTGGTACTATTCTTTCTGATGCAGGAGACAAGACGCTTGTTGGTAGTGAAGATAAAACTTTAGGAACACCAACGGCCCCCGGAGAGTTTGCCGGCACAGGTAGGCGAAGTGCGAAATCAACTCCACAAGGATCAAAGCTTGGAGCTGTTGATGAAATAAATTTAACTACTCCTAGCATTGATAAACTTGGTGCAAACTCTGTAACTCCAACCAGCACAACATTATCAGTAGCCGATCAATTGGCTGTAAATACTGAAGCTAATTTTGGTAAATCACTTGCTATTGGTGCGCTTCCCGGAGGCATAGCCGCTCTTACAGGCATAGCCGCATCTCCTAAAATAGCTGATGCTCTAGGATTTGACAGACCTATAGCTGGACACAAAGATGATTTTAAAGCAACTCCAACACAAACACCAGCTTCTAAAAACGCACCTCAATCGCCGTTTGGTGGAGACGAAAGCGGAAACATTGTAGGGGCTAAATCAGCTAGCAGTCTTGTTCCAACTTCTGCAAAAGCTGCAACTAAGGCTATAGAGCCTACCGCATTAGAAAAAGAAATTGCCGCTATTAATCAAACAAGTTCTAGAATTAACAGGGCGCAAGGACGCGCAAGTAGCACATCATCACAAGGTGGGAAAAGAACAATTAACGTTAAATCATTGTTAGGGTCATAAAATGGTAGACATCCCAGAACAGATTATTAAACGATACGACCAGCTTAAAAGTGAGCGCGGTACGTGGGAAGGCCATTGGGAAGAAATAGCAGAGCGCGTTTTGCCTCGTTACTCTACAACTATGCAATCTCCAGATAGCGGCATTACCCGTGGAGACAAGCGCACATCTAAGATGTTTGACTCTACCGCTGCTTTAGGACTAGAACGTTTTGCGGCTGCTATGGAAAGTATGCTGACCCCACGTAATTCAAAGTGGCACAGACTACGCGTAAGCAATCCTGCTTTAGCTAAAGACCGAGAGGTTAAACTTTATTTTGAACAAGCTACAAACCAACTATTCAAAGCTCGTTATGCGCCTAAAGCAAATTACGCCAGCCAACAACATGAAGTCTACATTGGGCTGGGCGCTTTCGGCACTAGTTCTATGTTTATTGATTCTCATGATGACGGTGGTTTAAAATACAATTCTATTGATCTGCGAGAGTTAATGTTTGACATGAGTCACCAAGGCTCTGTTGACACCTCTTATAGAAAATACAGCTTAACAGCTAGGCAAATCCAACAACGTGTCGATGTTGGTCGTTGGGACAGCACACCAAAAGAAATATCAGCCGCTGTTAAAGACCACCCAGATAGACGTTTTGAGATTATCCATTGTGTTCGACCTAACGCAGAAATAGATTCTCGCAAGCTAGATTATCGTGGCAAGAAATATGCTTCTTACTATATTTCTGTAACAGGGAAACATCTTCTTAGTAAAGGGGGCTTTAATACTTTCCCTTATCCTGTAAGTAGATATGTAACTGGCCCCGGCGAAATCTATGGTAGAAGCCCTGCCATGTTAGCTTTGCCGGCTATTAAAGTTTTAAACGAACAAAAGAAAACAATGTTAAAACAGGGTCACAGAGTAGTAGATCCTATTTTACTATCTCATGACGATGGGGTGCTAGATACGTTTTCTATGAAGCCCGGAGCAATGAACCCCGGCGGCGTTAGCGCAGAAGGCAGAGCATTAGTACAGACACTTCCAACAGGTAATCTTGCTGCTGGTCAAGAGCTTATGGATATGGAGCGTCAAGTAATAAATGACGCTTTTCTAGTTAGCCTATTCCAAATTTTGGTGGAAAGCCCAGCTATGACTGCTACTGAAGTATTGGAGCGTGCTAGAGAGAAGGGAGCTTTGCTTTCTCCTACAATGGGCCGTCAACAGTCCGAACTTCTTGGGCCAATGATTGAGCGCGAGTTAGATGTTATGCAACAGCAAGGGTTGCTACCACAAATGCCAGATATCTTAATAGAGGCTGCTGGTGAGTATGATGTTGAATATGATAGTCCATTAAGTCGTTCACAACGATCTGAAGAAGCTGCTGGTTGGCTTAGAACATTAGAAGGTGCAATTGCCTACGCAAACACAACACAAGACCTCAGTGTGCTAGATCAATTTAATACAGATGAAATCTATCGGGCTATGGCAGAAATTAATGCTGTACCAGAGAGCTGGATGAATGGCGCTGAACAAGTTGAAATGTTGCGTAAGAATAGATCACAACAACAACAACAACAACAAATGATTGAAGCTGCACCCGCTGCGGCTGGAGTTATGAAAGCCCTTCAATGATCGACGCAATAACAGACTTTTTAAGAACTAGAGCGCAAGACTACAGACAAGTGTTTTCAGGTGTACAAGGAGAACGCGTCCTTGGAGATTTGGCTAAGTTTTGTAGAGCGCATAACAGTACATTTAATGCCGATCCCAGAGTGGAAGGCATTCTGCAAGGAAGAAGAGAAGTGTGGCTACGCATAGCACGCCATATGAATATGACAGAACAAGAGCTATGGAATCATTTTAATCCTAAAGGAGAATAAAACATGAGTGAAGAAACAGGGGCGGCTGAAGCCACAACCCCAACAGAGACAGCACCAGTAGAGGCGGCTCCAGTAGCAGCTCCATCTATTCTTGACAACTTCCAAGACAGCGAGCTAAGGGCATATGCTGAAACTAAGGGATTTGACAAAGCAGGGTTTGAAGGCGTAGTCAAAAGCTACAGTCACCTTGAGAAGATGAACACAAATCACGAAAGCACTGTGGTTATACCGGGGTTTGACGCTCCAACAGAACAAACAGATGCGTTTTACAATCGACTTGGACGACCAGAAGCACAAGACGGCTATAGCTTTAAATTAGAAGAAGGTGCTGATACAGCTCGTTTACATGGGTTACGCGAAGTTGCACACTCACTAGGAATTACGGATAAACAATTTACTGGACTAGCAGAAGCAGATAGTAACTACAATTCTTCTGTTGTAGAAATTAATGCTAACGAAATTGCTCAGTCTGCACAGGATGCTCAAAACGCTTTAAAAAGAGATTGGGGCGCAGCTTACGAACAAAATCTTGCTTTAACAGATAGGTACGCCGAACAGTTAGGTGTTACTGAAGACCAAATGGCAGGGCTTGCTAAAACACTAGGAACTGATGAAGCCATTAAATTTGTCCACGGTCTTGGTTCTAAGCTAGGCGACGATACAGTAGATGCTGGTGGTATTGTAGATAACGGCATTATGACTCCAGATCAAGCTCAAGTAGAATTACGTGCGTTAACTGAAGATAAAGAGTTTATGGAGGCTTGGTTAAACAAAGGCCATATTCGTCATAGCGATGCTGTAGCCAAGAAAGCTTCACTTGCTCGTCAGGCATCTGGTATTCCAGCATGAAGCAAATAAGGCTAGAAGCACTTAAATTAGCTGTGCAAGCTGGAACCAATGGTGGTAATATTATGCAGCTTGCAGAAGAATACGCAGAGTTTATTAGCGCGGGGACAAATGTCGAAATCTTCAAAACACCACCAGAAGCAACGACTGACCCGACGAAGGAAACTTTGGACAAACGTATCGAAAAACAACGCCGCCCCCATAAAGCCCGTAGATAACTTTAAAGGTAAAGTTAATGATAGCCAGAAGCACAACATTAAATCTTAAAAAGTTAACTAATGACTCTGAAGAAAATAGCATTATGCAATCTGCTATAGAAGCCCAAAACCAAGCAAACCGTTTAAATGAGGCAGTTGCTTATCGTGAAATTCGCGCTAAGAGGTTTGAAGAAGGGTTAGAAGTTGACGTAGAGGTGTTAAGGGAACGAGAAATTGCGTTTGCTGAAAAAGTTAAGAATTTTCAAAACGATTTAAACGCTTTGTTAAAGAATCTATAAATTTACAAAGCTGTTGCATTTAAGCAACTATTGTGACATTATTACCATAAGCGCACCATTAGGTGTACGAACAGGCTACCGCTGATAACCTTTGGGCCGGCAACCAGCCTTATTAGTTTTGGCCCCGTATTGCGGATAAGCCTTCCAAGCTATATTTTAACTTATAGAAGGAAGGCATTTTAATCATGTCTAATGAAATCCTAGATTGGTCAGTAATTGACTACAAATCTACAGTCGAGCATCTTTTACAACAAAAGGGTTCAAAATTCCGTTCAACAGTTATGGAAGATAGCTATAACGGAAAATCTGGCGCAGCAGTTAACCAAATTGGTGCTGTAAACGCTCAACTCAAAACAACTCGTCATTCTGACACACCATTAATCGAAACACCTCATGATAAGCGTTGGGTTTATCCTAGCGATTACGAATGGGCTGATTTGATTGA